GTTGTGAGTGGAAATATTTTTGAAAAAGTAAATGGGTGGTGTGTGTTGTGGGTGGAGAATATAAAAAAAATGTCCTTTGTAAGGGAGGGGAGGGATACGGTGGGGGGGGGGAGGGGGGGGGGGGTGGGGGGCCCGTGGGGGGTACTACTATCACCACCAGCTCCACTTATTCTTTGCGAAACCCACATTTAATGCGAAAACCCAGTATAATAAACCCATGGGCGAAAGAGACCAGCAAACATCAACTTACTTACTGGAGATTTTCATGTCACGCAAAGCAAATGCGTTTTCCCTCACTAACATCATCGCCACTCGTCGCAAGAATCTTGCTGCTGCGCGGGCGGAAATCAATACACTTGTTGACAAGTCCGCAGAATATCGCGCGGCCATTCACGTGGTTAACATGGTCGCAGATTATGCTAATGAAATCGGGTTCACCAACTGGTCTGGTATTTCCGCATACAACGGATACGATACATGCGAATTAAATGTATCGTTGGAAGGTACGGTCGCCAGCCTGAAGCAAGGCGCGATTGTCGACATGATCGACAGGGCCATGGCATGCGGGTTCGAGGCTGTCGGAACGAAAGATTACCTCAGTGCTTGGGCCAGCCAACGCACATTCAAATTCACACAGACAATCGCTGGGATTCTGATCGAACTGAAAATCACTGCAAACATTTCTGGAGCCAGCGAAACATGCCGAAAAGTGCAGGTTGGCACGAAACTCGAAGAGGTCGCACAGTATGAAATCGTCTGCGCTTGATATAGCGCTGGCCCTGGCCCTCGGGCTGGGGTTGTGCGCCCTGCTGCTCCACGGCCTCGACGCCCTCTTCTTCTGAAGCCAGCCCACCTCGGTGGGCTTTTTTTCGTCCGTACTATCACTACTATCACGCCCGGCCCTTGACATTTTGGCTCCAGTATGCGTCGACCCACGTCTGACGGATGGATGGATGGATGGATGGATGGATGGACGAGCCAGCCCCGTCTTCATGCAGCGAGACCCGCGTGGTCGGGTGCTGGTGCTCGGCAGGTTAATTGTGATCGAAAAACCGGGTCCGGCGGTCGAATTTGCAGTGTTTTTGGGCTTCAAATCACCCCAATCGACCAAGTTTTCGATCATTTTCGCCCTCGTCGCGGCTGGCACGTCGGGGTCTTTGGCCATGTGGTATGCAACTGGCAGCAAATCTTCGGCCAACACACGGCTTTTCGCTGCAAAAGAGAACCCGTTCTCCTTTAGCTCGGTCGTGTACGCCTCCAAGTAGCGTTTGTACTGTGGATTTGCTGCTATTTGATCGTATTCGGTCTGCGTGAGGCCCTCCCCTGCAATCACACTGTGGATCGGCAGTTGAGCCCCCACATTGTTACGCGCTATGGACAAAGCAAGTTCACGCAAAACCTGATCGCTGTGGATTGAGCTGTGCATGTGCGCAATGTAACACGGTTGCTGGCGACCGGGAAGCCCCCCAGAAAACACCAATTTTGCTGGTTGAAGCCGATGACTACGAGTATGCAGGGGACGACTACACATGAGCGTCAACTACACCCCCGTACCCAGCGTCACACCTTACATCCTCAGCGATAAGTTCCAGAGTTTCATCGTTGGGCCGGTGGGTTCAACCAAGACCACTGCGTCGCTCATGAAGATTCCGATTGAGGCCCGCAAGGTGGCAGCCTGCGCAGATGGCATTCGCCGTTCGCGGGTGGCTGTGGTGCGTAACACGCGCCAGATGTTGCTGGACTCCACCATCAAGGACTTTCTCTCCCTGTTCCCCGAGGGGCAGGCGGGTGTTTACCACCGCACGGAGCTGCGCTTCACACTGCGCTTTGACGACGTGGAGTGCGACATTTTGTTCCGGGGGCTGGACGATGCCAACGACGTGCGTCGCCTCCTTTCCTTACAGCTTTCTTTCGCCATGGTGGACGAGGTGCGCGAGATCAACTCGGACGTGTTTGACGCGCTGACTGGCCGACTGGGGCGTTATCCTAACGGGATGATGGTGCCGCACCGGCCACAGTGGGGGCTCGATGACAAGGGCAACCCCGTGCAGGGGTGTGTGGACGACGAGGGCAACCAAGTTAAGAAAGTCTGGGGCGCGACCAACCCGCCAGACCTCGACGCACACTGGGAGCAGTATCTCACCAACGCAGACCCTGAGAAAGTCCACGTGACCATCCAGCCGTCGGGGCTCTCCGACGAGGCCGACTGGGTGCAGCACCTGCCGTCTAACTACTACGAGGACTTGTGCGAGGGCAAGAGCGAGGACTGGGTCGACGTGTACGTCCACGGTAAGTGGGGCAAAAGCCTCTCGGGGCTGCCGGTGTACGACAAGACGTTCACCGCTGACTTCCACGTGGCCAAGGAGAGGATCAAGCCGATCCAGAACGCCGACTATCCCATCACCATCGGGATTGACTTTGGGCGCACGCCGTCAGCCGTCTTCATGCAGCGAGACCCGCGTGGTCGGGTGCTGGTGCTCAGCGAGATCACCTCAGAGAACATGGGCATCGAGACGTTCATCAGCACAAAGCTCAACCCACACATCGCCAACACATACCCCGGCTACCAGTTCGTCTGTGCCCCTGACCCAGCGGGGTTCATGAAGCAGCAGCTCAACGAGATGACGCTGGTGGATGCGCTGAAAAACGCCGGGTTTAAGTGCGTCAAGCCGCCGACGAACGACCCGGACAAACGCATCGCGGCGGTGGAGCGCCTGCTCACTCAGCAGCTCGAAGGCAAAGCCCTGTTCCTCATCGACCCCGGCTGCTGGGCGCTCATTAAGGGTTTTAGGTCTGGGTATCGGTACAAGGTCAAGAAGTCCGGGGAGATGGAGGACAAGCCGGACAAGAACGAGTGGTCGCACATTCACGACGCGCTACAGTACGGCTCAGCGGTGATCGACATGAACATCCGTGGGTACGGGTTGCAGCAGACTCGCAGGGAAGTTAAGCGCTCCACATACGCCTACACTTGACCCGCAGTCCTCTGGGGGTACAATCCCGGTAACTTAGGGAGACAGATATGTCTTTTTTCTACCCGTCTATTACCTCGCAAGACCACACAGAGCCGTTTGAGCTTCAGGTGTCGCGTAGGATGATACCCGGCCATAAACCGCTGTTTAAGTTTGGCCTAAACCCAGATATTAACGGCACGCTGGAGGCAATATGGTCTCACAGTATTCCGTACGTCTACCCCACGGCAGCGACTGTGATGAAAGTGTCCAGCACCAGTGCTTCGGATGCAGCGGGCGACACTGGGGCGCGTACGGTCTACGTGGCTGGGCTTGACGCAAACTACAACGAGATCAACGAAATTGTTACCCTCAACGGCCAGACTGCGGTCAACACGACAAATTTGTTTTTGCGCGTGTTTCGAGCTTATGTTGTTACAGCTGGTTCAGCTAACACGGCAATCGGAGACCTGTATATCGGCGTCGGCACCGTTACTTCGGGAATTCCAGCCACTGTCTACGCAAAAATAGACATAAGCGATAACCAGACCAACATGGCGATGTGGACTGTCCCAGCTAACCACACGCTGTACATCTACCGAGGAACATTTTCCGCAGCATCGAACAACGCAGCGCAGTATGTGCTGGGCAAGTTCATGATTAGGAACATTGGCGGGGTGTTTCGTAACGCTGCTGACGTCACCATGAATAGCAACGTGTTTGGGTACGACTTTGAAATTCCACTTGCGGTGCCCGAGAAAACAGACATCGAGGCTAGAGCCATAGCCTTGTCGGGCTCAAACTTTTACGTTACTGCTGCGTTTGAAGGCATCTATATCGAAGGTGCCGCAGCCCCAGCCCCCGGCATCTCAAGGATTTAACCATGGCCACAGGCATCGCTCTCATTCCGGTAGCTCGCAGTTCAGACCTTGAGCGCGAGTCTCAGAAACGCAACTCGGACATGCAGGCGACGCCTGTTATTCAGGGCTTGGCCGCTCACGCACGCAAGCGTTGGGAGTCTTCCCGCGAAGCCAAACGGACCATTGAAGAGCGCATGTTGCAGTGTTTGCGCCAGCGCAACGGCGAGTATGACCCCGACAAACTGGCTGACATCAAACGCCAAGGCGGTTCAGAGATTTACATCCAACTGACCAGTGTGAAGTGCCGCGCCGCCACGAGCTGGCTGCGGGATACCTTGCTGGGTACGGGCACTGACAAGCCGTGGAGCCTTGAGGCCACGCCTGAGCCCACACTACCCCCTGAGATGATTCAGGAACTTATGGCCAGTATGCAGCAGCAGTTGCAGACCATCATGGAGCAGGGTGGTGCGATACCAGACCCAGTTCAGTTGCGCGAGGCCGCAGGCCAGATGAAAGACGCGATGATGCGCAAACTGCGGGAAGAAGCCAACCAGCGTGTCGACCGCATGGAACTGAAGATGGAAGACCAGCTCATCGAGGGTGGCTGGACCGATGCCCTGAACGCGTTCTTGGATGACGTGGTGACGTTCCCGTACGCTGTGCTCAAGGGGCCAGTAAAGCGCAAGCGCAAGACCATGGCATGGCAGAACGGCCAGTTGGTTCCGTCAGAAGAGATTCGCAACGAGTGGGAGCGGGTTGACCCGTTCATGCTCTACTGGGCACCGTGGGCCTCGGACATTCAGGACGGCTTTATTGTCGAGCGCCATCGCATGACCCGCGAAGACCTGCAAGCTCTGATGGGTGTGCCCGGCTACAACGACGACGCTATTCGCTCCGTGCTCAACAGCTTTGACATGGGCAACCTGAACGAGTGGCTGTGGACTGACAGCGCCCAAGCCACGGCTGAGGGCAAGGACACCACGCAGACCATCTTCACGACAGACCTGATCGACGCCCTGCAGATGTGGGATAGCGTCAAGGGCAGCGACCTGCTCACTTGGGGCCTGTCGAAGAAAGAGATTCCTGACCCAGACCTGAACTACCCATGCGAGGTGTGGCTGGTAGGCTCCACGGTGATCCGTGCTGTGTTGAACTACGACCCGCTGGGCCGCAAGCCGTACTACGTGACGTCGTACGAGAAAGTTCCCGGCGCTGTGGCTGGCAAGGGCGTAGCCGACTTGTGCCGTGACTCGCAGAACATGGTGAACGCCGCCGCCCGCAGCTTGGCCAACAACATGGGCATCAGCTCTGGCCCACAGGTGGGTGTCAACGTGTCGCGCCTGCCGCCGGGCGAAGACATCACAGAGATGCACCCTTGGAAAATCTGGCAGTTCCAGAGTTCTGAGTTCAACGACGGCTCGCAGCCACTGACGTTCTTCCAGCCCAACAGCAACGCCAACGAGCTTATGACTGTGTTCGAGAAGTTCTCAGCCCGCGCCGACGAAGACACCATGATCCCGCGTTACATGACTGGCGAAAGCTCGCCCGGCGCTGGCCGCACGTCGTCTGGCCTGTCCATGTTGATTTCCAACGCTGGCAAGGGCATCAAGCAAGTCATCAGCAACATTGACCGCAGCGTAATCGTACCCTCTATCGAGCGTTTGTACCAAGACAACCTGCGTTACAGCAAAGACCCAGACCTGATCGGTGACGTCAAGGCTGTGGCCAAGGGTGCTACCAGTTTGGTGGTCAAGGAAGCCGAAGCCGTGCGCCGCAACGAGTTCCTGCAGATCGTGCTCAACAGCCCAGTGGCCCAGCAGATCGTGGGCATGGACGGTGCAGCGGAGCTCCTGCGCGAGCAGGCCCGCAACCTGAGCGGCAACGTGAACCGCATCGTGCCAGACCGCCCAACGCTCACAGCCATGCAGAATTTGCAGCAGCAAAACGCTCAGCTCCAAGAGCAGCTGGCCATGATCGCGGGCGAACTCCAAGGCGGCGCTCCGGGCATGACGCAGGGCCCAGCGCCAAAGAATATGCTGCCCGACGGCAGCCAAGTTGGGGGGCGTGAAGGAAATATGATGGTTAGTCGGCCAAACGGGGTTTAGCGGGCTTGACTGGGGTTGTGACAGCTTTTTCAGAAGTCCACCCCAGTTTATCTATGCGTGAGCTAATTGTTGCTTCGTGTATACCGGTTTGTGCGGCCCAGTCTACAAGCAGCATAGTCTGCCCGTTCGCAGTTATTTTTCGACTGGTAGACTTGTTGCGTGACTGGTCTGCCTTTGGTATCCATGTGCAGTTGTCCGGTTGGTAGCCCTTGTCTACGTCCAGCCGCTCTATCGAGTGGCCTTTTGGTTTTGACCCCATGTCCTGCAGAAACGCCGCAAACTCTTGCCAGCGCTCGCACACTTTAATGCCACGTCCGCCGTACCTGTCGTAGTTATGCGCATTTGGGTTGCTACAGCGCTTTATCATCCCCGCCCACGTGTTATAGGTGCTGTCTTTTCCGCCGCTTTTTCCGTGCGTGGTCCTGCGCTCACGACTGGATTCCCTGCGGTGGCACCCGCACGACTGTGTTAGACCTCTAGTCAGAGCGGACGCCCACACAACCTTTGATTCGCCACAGTCGCACAAACAATTCCACTTCGAGTTTTTGTTTTTGTCTTTGCAGGCAAATGACAAAACGGTTAGTTTGCCGAAGACTTGACCCGTAAGGTCGTTACGTATTTGGTTCATATAAGCTCCTTTTCTCTATTATAACTACAAATAACTTCATGTGCAAATAAAATGTGTTGACAAACACAAGTATGTATGTCGTACAATGTGCTCTATGAAGATTTTTTGTGGACCGAAGCCTGACCGGCAGCACATGCAAGCGTTAATACGCTGCAAGCTGCAAGAAAACGAGCCGCTATTGGCGCTGTTTCGGATGAAACTGGAGGAGACTAAAAACTCCTTGATGGTTGCAGAAGAGCCGCACCGCATACACCGACTCCAAGGTCAGGCTCAAGCCTTATCAGATTTCCTCGAAGCGGTTGAAAAATCGTCAGAGGTCTTCGACCGGATCAAATGATCCGATTTTTGTAAGTCCTAGCAAACCATTATGTCGACGGCAGACCGCAGTAGGAGCCTAAGACAGAGTTGGAGCTAAAGGAGAATTGAATGGCATTGCCAAGACAAGTAGAAGCTCAGTTACGTGAACTGGAAGCACTGGAAAAGCAGCTAGCCGAAGGCCAGAACCCTGCACCCGCAGAACCCGACCCGACGCCAGCAGAGCCTCCCCAAGACCCACAGCCTCCGCCAACTGAGCCAAAACCTGTTGAGCCAACGCCGACACCGACTGAACCAGTAGTAGCGGAAGAGAAATGGGAGCAGAAGTACAAAACCCTCAAGGGCATGTACGACGCCGAAGTTCCTCGCTTGCATGCAGACTTGCGTGATCTCAAGGCCCAAGTGGATAGCCTCCGCAAAGCCTCTGAGACCAAGCCAGTTGAGCCCGCTAAGCCCGCAGCTCCGACAAAGTTGGTGACTGATGCTGATGTTGAAGCATTTGGTCAGGACTTGATTGAAGTCCAACGCAAAGTTGCCCGCGAAGTGGCAGCAGAGTTTCGAGGCGAGCTGGACGCCATGAGAGCCGAGAATGAGAAGTTGCGCGAGCAGCTGACCAGCACCGGCACCCAAGTGTCTGAAGCAAGTTTTGAGCAGCGCCTGTACCGTATGGTGCCGGACTTTGAAGCAGTCAATGCTGATCCCAAGTGGATCGCTTGGCTCAACGAAGTTGACCCGCTGCTGCGAGCCCCCCGTTCTTCTGTTGCACAACAAGCGTTCAACCGAGGCGATGCTGAAGGTGTTGCACACTACGTGGCGATGTTCAAACAGACCATTGCACCCGTGGAGCAAAAAGCCGACAAGACCGAAGAGCTTGAGCGTCAACTTCAGCCAAATCGTGGTGCCACGAGCGCCCCACCTACCTCTCAAAAAGGTAAGGTCTACACCAACGCGGACATTGAAAAAATGTTCCGTAAGGCAGCAGACTTGGGGACCAAAGGGCAGAGCGACGCGGCAAAGAAACTTGAAGCTGAAATTGATGCTGCGTTCATGGAAGGTCGCGTAGTTGCGTGACCAGTGACACAGCGTTGAACCCCAACCTGTTTTTAATTTAGGAGGCCATCATGGCTGCAGTTTATCCCGTCCAGTCGCCGTTCAACACGAACCCTTCGTACTCCGGCGCTTTCATCCCTACCCTGTGGTCTGGCAAGTTGCTGGCCAAGTTCTACCAGAACACCATGTTGTCGGAAATCGCTAACACCGATTACGAAGGCGAGTTGAAGAACCAAGGCGATACCATCCGTATCCGCTTGGCTCCTTCGATCAGCATCTCCGACTACACCGTTGGTCAGAACCTGTCGTACGAAGTCCCCACTCCTATCTTCCAAGATATGCAAGTGAACAAGGGCAAATACTTCGGCGTGCAAGTCAACGACGTGTTGGCCTATCAGTCCGACATGAACTTGATGAACATGTTCACTGAAGACGCTGCCAAACAGTTGAAGATCGCCATCGAAAACGAAGTGTTCTTCAACAACATGGTCACTGAAGGCCCTGCCGCTGCCAACGAAGGCGCTACTGCTGGTGCTATCTCTGCTGCCTACAACTTGGGTACAGACGTAACTCCAATCGACCAAGCCACTCCTGAGAACGTCTTGAAGGCTATCCTGCGCATGTCCACAGTGCTGGACGAGCAGAACGTGCCTGAAGATGGTCGCTGGTTGGTGATCAGCCCCTACGACCGTCACCTGTTGATGCAATCCAACATCGCTCAAGCCTACTTCACTGGCGACGCTCAGTCGACCATCCGTAGCGGCAAGATCGGTATGCTGGACCGCTTCACTGTGTACGTGTCCAACTTGCTGCCTCGCGGCGCTGCTGGCAAGGCACTGGTTGCTGGTTTGACTGACCCTGCCACTGGCGGTGCTGTGTCTAGCGCCAAGGCCCGTCGCGTGATGGTTGCTGGTACCAAGGCAGCAATGTCCTTCGCCATGACCGTGAACAAGACTGAGCCTCTGCGTAACCAGACTGACTTCGGCGACATCGTCCGTGGTTTGGCTGTGTACGGTCGCAAGACTGTCAAGCCAGAAGCTCTGGTCGTGGCCCAAGTCGGCTCCGCCACCTGATGAACTGGGCCCCCTCGGGGGCCCTTTCTATACCCTTATTTCTTGGAGATTTTCATGGCTAATTCGACACAATTCGGTCGCAGCACCGGCGGCTCGCAGTCTTACACTGCTGGCACAACTCAAACCCAAGCTGGTGCTACCCAGATGGAAGGCGCTGTTAACTACGTCACCACTGGCACAGCCAGCGACGGCGTGCGTCTGCCTCCTGATACAGCTATTGGTGAAGTGGTCTATGTCGTCAACAGCTCGTCCAACGCGTTGAACGTGTACCCGAACACTGGTGGCAAGATCAACAACGGCACCGCCAACGCAGCCAAGGCCTTGGCCGCTAACATGTCTGGTGCTTACATCAGCTTGGGCAGTGAAAACTGGGGCGCTGTTCTCAGCGCCTAATAGGTGGCACAATAAAGGGGCTCTTCGGAGCCCCTTTTACATTTAACGGAGTAATGAATGAACGTACATGACCTTCTCGACCGCCTTGGCGGTGAAATCCTGTCCAACAAAGCCCGCGCTACAGTTAACGGCAAGATCGTCATCCTTGCCCGCATGAACGGCGACGACTGGGTGTACACAGACGAAGGCCAAGAGCTGGCCAACGCCCACTCCAATGCCGCCGTCGAAGAGGCCGCAGCCAAGCCTAAACGCGCCAAGAAGGCCACCGAACCAGTGGCCGAGGCTGAACCAGCCGCTGAACCCGCCGCTGAAGCCCCTACCACTGAAGCCCCTGCTGCGGTAGAATCGGGCAATGTAGCGCCTGAACTGTGAGGTAGACCATGGCCACCGTAAAAGTTGTTGACCTGATTGTGAGAGCGCAGACGCTCTTGCAGGACGAAGACTCTGTGCGGTGGACCGTTGCCGAGCTGCAGTACTGGCTCAATGATGCGTACAAGGAAACGATCGGGCTACGTCCCGACGCCAATACGCAGACAGCTGAGTACACCTGCGTGGCTGGCCCACGTCAGGTTCTTACAGGCAGCTTCCCCAACGCCATACGGCTTGTTGAGGTTGTGCGCAACCTTGCCACTACATCGAACAAATACAGCGTCAGATTAACTGATCGCCGTAGTCTGGATACGCAGCGCCGCTCGTGGTACGCGGACACACCAAGCGCCAGCGTCGAGATGTACATGTTCGACCCGCGCACCCCAAAACAGTTTCTGGTGTACCCACCAGCCACGACCGCCGCACGTCTCGAAGTGATCTACTCCGTGCTGCCAGCAGAACACACCCTGTCTGCTGCGCAGTTGGTTAATCCTGCGACTGCAGAGACAATTCGCATCGACGACATCTTTGCGACCGCGCTGTTTGACTACATGATGTACCGTGCCTACAGCAAGGACGCTGAGCAGACCGCCATGATGCAACGGGCCGTGGCGCACTACCAAGCCTTCCAGAACGCTCTGGGCATCAAACAACAAGTTGACGCTGCCTCGCAGCCGGGAGTTGCGTAATGGCAAAAACATGGGATGACTTTCTTCCTCTGCTGTCGCCGCATCTCAGCGGATGTCCCAACGCGACAATGAAGGAATATCTTGGCATTGTGGCCGCAGATTTTTTCGCCCGTACGTATCTGTGGCGAGAGCAGATTGACGCGATCTATGTGTCTCCCAATGCTACCGAGTATGACTTGGACTCTGATGCTGTGGTCGAGGACGTAATCTCTGTGGTCTATAACGAAGCCCCGTTGACACGTTCTGATTTGCGTTTGATTGGTACTGAGAAGTTGTCTGAAGTTGGAGAACCCCGGGAGTACTGGGTTCAAGCCGACCAAAGCATTCGTATTTTCCCAACGCCCGAAGAGCGTACAACGCTCAAGGTGTACGCCGTTCTCAAGCCTAGCCGCTCTGGCACTGGCGTAGAAGACTGGATTTATGAGACTTGGGCCGACACCATTGTGAGTGGTGTTGTCGCACGACTGGCCATGATCCCCAACAAAGAGTGGACCGATGTGGCCATGGCCACAACCCAGAAAGTCACGTATGAGCGGGCTATCACAACCGCCCGAGTCCGCGATTTTCGCGGCGTCAGATTGATGGTGCGCCAGCGCCCAGCAGCATAAGGAACGACGATGACTGAAAAGATCAAACTGGTGCAGGGTGATACCCGCCCTGCAATCGTCTGTACCATCACAGACGACACGACCAACGCTCCTATTGATATTACAGGGGCTACGGTTGTTCTGAAGTTTCGTGCTGCAGGTGCGACGACATTGACTGCGACCGTGACTGGAGCTGTCACCAACGGCGCTGCTGGGCAAGTTGCTTTTTACCCTGCTTCAGCACCTGAAATGTTGCAGGGTGCTCCGGGTGATTACGAAGGCGAAATCGAGATTACATTCGCAGACAGCCAGATTCAGACCATATATGACACACTGCGCTTCAGGGTGCGCGAGGATTTCTAATGCGTAGCTTACGGGCGTCCGTAGTTGTTGTAGACCCCAGTGTTGGGGTTTCTTACGTAGTTCCTGTAGCTGCGGTCGACTACGTTGATCTTTCCGTATCGGCGGAGCTGGATGCGTCTGGGCGCTATAGGTACATCCAAGAAGTCGTAGCAGTTATTGACGGTACTTCCTTTGTGCTGTCCCGCTCGATTGATGATGTTTTAAGCACGACTGACAGCGAGACGATTTCTACCCTCAAAGGCCTATCCGACTCGGTCGCAATGCAGGACTCACTGAACACACTGCTTTTGTTCTTACGCGCCTTTGCGGACAGCGTGGCCGTGGCGGACGCAGATGCTCGTACGTATTTGGTTTCTAAAACAGAGCAGGTTGCTGTTGCGGACAACGACTTCATCGACTGGGCTAAAAGTCTAGCGCATAGCGTAACACCTGCGGACGTTTCCGCAGTTTTGACCGAAAAGCCTTTTTCTGAATCACTGGCAACAGCAGATGCAAAAGCTTTGCTCTTGGCTGCTGCTCGTGTAGAATCCGTCACAATGACCGATGTAGGCATTGTGTCGATCCAAGACTACTGTGACTTAAGCTACTTTGCTGAAGATTACGTAGGCTTATCACAATCTTTCTAGGAGTTCCACCATGTTACGTGACGGTTTGAAAATTACCGGTGCCGTTGAGATCACGTTGTTCGACAAGAACGGCGACGTCAAAGACACCCGCAGCATTAAAAACTTGGTTAAACACAAACACCGCCAAGAACGCGGCGATGGCCACAACGAAGTTAAAAATTTGCTGGTTGTCCATGGTTAGCCTTCGATCAATTTTGCGACTAGCGTTTCGAGTCGAGCAATTTTAGCGTCTTGTTCAACAATGCGTTTTGTAAACTCGCTGTCCAACTCTTTGACAGCTTCAATCAGCAGCGGCACAAGGCGCTCGTATCGCACGGTCAAGTATTTGTCGTCTATCGGGGCGGGCACAACGATCTCAGGCTGCACCGCTTGAACTTGCTGAGCTGAGACACCAACCTCGCGAACTGCTTCATACCCCAGAGCTTGCGCTGTCTCGTTGGCCTCGTAGTAGAAGCCGTTCAGCGTGCGAATCTTAGCCAGCGCATCTTCGATGTTGCCCAGCTTAGTCTTGAGGCGGTCGTCGGAATAGTACGCCGTGATGTTGTTCGTGGCGCGGATTTCGCCAGCCGTTCCAGAAGCGGCGGTGCCAACACCGAGGGAGGCTAACTGTGTATTAGAGTTTGTGGCTTGCCGAGAGTCGCTCAAACGGGAATCATTACCCTGACACGCAGTGCCAGAAGTCGTGCCATAGCTCACTGTGGCCGTTACAGCTGCCGATCCGTTAAAACTTGTGCCGGTTAAGCCAGTGCCCAGCGTCAAGGCGTTGGTGGTATTGGCAGTAACTGTGATGTCGGCGGAGCCGTTAAAACTAACGCCGTTGATGGTTCGTGCCGTGGTCAGCGTCGCAGCAGAACCAGTAGTGCTCTGGTTGCCCGCTGTGTTTACGCCGGGAAGGTTGATGTCGGCGGAGCCGTTGAAGCTTACACCGCCAATGTTGCGAGCTGTTGCAAGCGTGGTAGCCGTTGTAGCGTTGCCTGACAGCGCAGCTGTGATTGTTCCGGCGCTAAAGTTGCCAGACCCATCTCGTGCGACAACGGTGCCGACTGTATTGGCACTCGTAGCGTCGGATGTCACAGTGAACGTCGCGTTGCTTGCTTGATCCGCCGTGAACGATGCGGAGCCGGACAAGCCAGTGCCTGCCACCGCCAAAGTCAACGTGCCGTTGTTCGGAGCAGTCAACACCGCCCATGAAGTCGCAGTGCCGTTGGTAGTCAGGTACTTGCCGTTGTTGCCGGACTGCGTAGGCAAGAGCTGGGCAGCCGCTACAGCGAACTGAGTTCCACTAAGCGTCAGGCCAGTGCCAGCTGAATAAATTTGCGCAGCAGAAATCTGGGCAAACGAAATGTTGGTCGTGCCAAAAGTAATGGTGCCTGTGGTATTGCAGGTGTAAGTCTCGCCAGCGCCTGTTGTACCTTGCTGCACGAAAACAGTCGAGCCTTCGCTTAATCCGGTGGCGTTGTTTATGACGTATGTATTTGTGTCAGACGAACGTGTCAAAACCCAGTTGGTTGAGCCCGAGCCCACATCTGTGACGACGTAGATACCGTTCTGTGTCTGGGTGGTCTGTTGATATACCAGAACACGGTCTGCCACACTGACAGCCACACCATCAAGCACTAAAGCCACTTGAGTGCCTGCGTTTGTCAGGGTAGCTCCCACACCTGCGGTGCCGTTGTTGTATGTTGCGTTGAGGTTACTAAGGGACTCAACGCGCACCGGTTGGTGAAAGTGGATTCCAGAGGCAACCAAGGCGTCTACATACTGCTTAGACGCAGCATGCAGCACTTGTGTGGGGTTTGCGTTAAGTGTAAGCGCACCTGTCATCGTGCCGCCAGAAAGCTCCAGCTTGCCCGTGTTCAGGTTGTCAAAGTTGGCATCGACCTCCGCGTTGGTTAGCGGAGAGCCTTTGCCAGCGCGGGTGGTGATACTAGCCATGCTGGCCCCCTATTTTAGGAAACCGTGACGGTCCAAGTGATCGACATGCCGTCGTCAGCGCCCTTGTTGACAACGGGGAAGACCGAGCGGCACAGCAAAGTGCCGCCAGAAGAGCTGTTCAGGATGCCTGCTTCCGTAATCGCGCCGGTACCTGTGCCAGCGCCGAAGGTGGCCGTGTAGGTCACAACAGCACCGGAGGAGGTAGCAGATGCCAAGGCAACACGGCCTACTTCAGTGCCCAAAGTCGTGTTGCCAACAGCGGCTGCGGTGGTACCTTCGCCAATGGCTAAGTGACTCATAACAGCGGGGGTGCCAACCATGCGGCCAGCAATGAAAGTTTTGCCGGTGGTGACAACCAAGTTCTTGATGCTGCGGGTGTCTTTGACGTCGCCGTTCTTGTCGAACAACGTGATCTCAACTGCACCGGTAATTTTCAAACCGTCATGGATCATGGTGAAACTCCTAGAAAGATTGTGATAAGCCTACGTAGTCTTCAGCGAAGTAGCCTAAGTCACAGTAGTCTTGGATCGACACAATGCCGACGTCGGTCACTGTGGCGGATTCTACACGATCAGCAGCGAAGATCAAAGCCTTTGCATCTGTCGGAGCAAATGATTCAGAAAAAGGCTTTT